TTGCAGCCTTTGATCGGGCATTTGGCCTCTCTAGACTCAAATACACCGTGAGAATCGCAAAAATAGTCCTTTAAAACACCCATATTACCCCCTTTTTGACAAAATTTCGTTGAAATTGCTGTAATCATGCCTGTTTACAGCCCCTAGTTTGACCTTTGCTACCCCGTTGATCATTTCAATTTTGAGGTGCGGGACAAGTGGAATCTCTGGTTCTTTCCTGAAATCCACATATCTGTGCCCAGAATACTTACGCATAACCTTCACTCTACCTGTTTTCCAGATGGCATAGGCCCTATTAACTCTCTTTTGGGTGTATTCAGTCAAGGGTCTGGTCTCTCTGACAAACACTTCTTCCATGTGCAGCTTAGATAAACCCGCCAATTCCCCAAACAGTTCAATAGAAATGCCCCTGTCCTTGTCCTTAAAGAACAGTTTGATCTCTTTCATGAGCTGTTGTTTGCTAAGAGCGTGCGTCTTTTCCACCGTAGACTCCGATCATCTTTAAGTAGTTGGATACATTCTTGCCAACTGCAAGTTGTTCTGGCGTGTACTCGTCTTGTTTCAGAGACATCTCTTTTGACAGACGCATACCAATTAGCCTTGGCTGCACTTGTTCTGCCCACGCAATCGTTGCTAGAGCAGCTGCTATCACTCGGTCATCCTTGCCACGGCCTGGTGCGCCAATAAACCCGTTCTCTCGCACAATGCCCTTCATTTCTTCTAGCGTGTCCATGCTGAAGATGCCCATCATGCCCCGTTCAAAATAATCTTTCATGTAGGACAGCATCCGCTCTTTAGAACTGGAGCTGGTCACAAACCCAATGGAGGAGGAGAGTCCTCCCATGTTGTCCATGCGTCTCCAGATGTAGTTAGACATACTGCCCAGCACGTCCATCAAGCCTCGGCCTGTGTCACCTGTCATGGCAGCTGCCAGGCGTTTAAGGTTTCTTAGTTCGTTGATGACGGCTTGACCTGGGCCGTTGACTTCTAGGTTGAGCGTACTATTCTTGTATGCCCCCGCCAGATGAGCAATAACCCATGCGAATTGGTAGGTGTTGAGTTCTGAGGTTGCAAACTCTGCCACTTGATCAAGACCATCCGCATATACTCGAAACACCTGTATGCAGAATCTATCGGCCCAGTCTGATGAGCCATAGGCTGGATCAGCACCGATGACGTAGTAGGCTGAGTCAACTGGTTGTTGCCATATCCTAAGGGAAGCGAGACGGTCTGTTGATTGAAGGCACTCTGTATCTTGAAAGAGTTGCCCAAATGCGTATCTGTAACACTCATAGTCCAACCCCTTTGCATACTTGGCTGCGTCTGTGCAGCGACTGTTAGAAAAGAAACTCGTGCCAGTCATGACAAACGCATAGTCCTCTGTAGGCGGGAACTCTTGATACATAAGGGTCTCGTCCTTGATCCCCTCTGCCATCTTCCACCGCCACCAGGCCATCTGTCTGCTGTTGACCTCCACTCCGTACAACTTCTTGATTTCCCTGACCCACTCTTTCTCGTCAGACTTGAGTTTGCCATCCCAATACACTTTGTACTCTTTAGACTCAGCGTCCACGCTGTAGTATTCGTTTCTCCACCAGCCACAGAAGATCGCACGCTGGGTGCGTGCCTTCTTAGCCGTCTTGTACATATCGTGGAACATATTGAACCCTTGAGCTGTGGATTCAAAAAGATATAGACGTTCTGGGTTCTTCTCTGCGAGTGAGGCAATGAGAGAGGCTAGTCCTTCTTCATTTCCCCAGGATGCGGTCTCTGTACCATGTAAGTAAGTGATAGCCTTACCTTGGCCCAGTCGAGCTTTGTTTCCCGCAATCTGATAGAAAATACGACTTCTGTTCTTGAGGACCATTTGGTTGCGATTGTGGGCCACCAGCGGAATCTTGTACTCTTTGGGTAGACCCTCAATGTACATTCCCAATGTTGAGCGGAACATATCCCTGTTCTCCTCTGTATCTGCAACGAGTGTTCCTTGCCACCCAGGATGTGTGAACTGCCAATACAAATCCAATGCCAACGACACTGTGGTGATCCCCAACTGCCTTCCCTTGAGTATGACGAAAAAGTGGACATCTTCTTTTAACCCCTTATCAATCTCACCCATCACATACGATTGAGTCCCCAGGAGTTTGCCCATCTTCTTGAGACCCTCTTCCTTGGTCTCAATCTTGAGTTCAGCGCAGAACTTGTAGAACTGCTGGAGGTTGAAGTTCATAGCGGTGTTCTACAGGGGGTCATGTTGGTATGCTTAAACTCACCGCTGCGAATGCCCTTACAGACGTTGTAAAAGAGCCTGGCATTGTCAGGCATCCTACCCTGATACAAATGGAACACACCCCCCTCAAAATGCGTCCCAATGCCATACTTGCCGTAGGTATGTAAGTCCCACGCACCGCCTTCAGGTTCTTTAAAGTAATGTGTTGGATAAAGAGTCTTGTATTTGACCTTGTAAATCTCTGCAGCATAGCTGACGTTCTCGCCCACGTCACACGTCTCATTCTCGCAGAATGAGGGTCTGCCCATATCATCCCAGATGTCTCTGTGAATGGCAAAGAAGGCGGGGGCTGCATAGATATGTGAATAGGGTGCTATGTGATTACTCACCTGGGCAATGCCCACCATGCTCTTGTTGTTGAGGGCAAATGAGATAGCCTTGTCCACAATCTCTTTGTTGAGTGGCACGCAGTCAATATCCAGAAACAACTTCACCTCTGCCATGCTCGACATCATGATGTTGTCCATCCAAATCCCGTGGGGTATCTCTTGTTCTGTGTAGTTCACCGTCAAGCCTAAATGCTCACAGGTTTCTTTGTGAGCGTTGACAATGAGACGGTCTACATTAGGCCAGTGTAAGCAGTGAATCTGGGGTTGCATCATTTGTAAATCATCCTGGCTAGTTTATAAATCTCTACCGTCTTGTCTGTGACCATCATCATCTGTGAGTCAACGGGTGGCACTTCTCCTACCACCTTGTAGTGCTGCACTACTCTGGTACTGTAGTTCACTGTAGGCTTTAATGATCTGGCTACTCTGACATTATGAGCCTTCACGTTTGCCCACATATGACGGTCTCCTACCGCACAGTCAGCTCTACTCTTGAACATCCAGTTGCGTGCCAGGTGATGCGCTGTAGGCCCAAACAAATAACAATTAGTATCGTTAAAGTCATAGCCGTCTGACTCCTCGTCCACGCACATCCACGAGCCGTCTTCTCTGTAGAGGTTTCTAGGACAGGTCACCACGTCCACGTTGGCTTCCTTCATGACCCCCAACATTGTCTCTAGATGATTGGGTTCATACCAACAGTCTGCATCCAAAAAGGCAATGTAGTCGTACCCCTGTGCAGACGCTACCGCAGCCCCCACCCCTCTGGGTGTGTCTCCAAAATCCGCATTGTTGGGTAATGTGATGTGCTTGATCCAGGACAACTTCTCCACCACCTCATTAGGATAACCGTCTGCCACCATGAAGTGATACACATGATTGTGCGTCTGGTGACCCACACTCGTCATGCACTTACTCAACGTCTCTAAACTCTCTTTGTAATAAGGCGTGATCACTGCTATTTTGTTCATTCAGGTTTTCCCATTCTTTCGTCATCCCACCTGGCAATCTCTAGTCGCACTTCTTTGTTCTTGGCACAGCTGATCAACTCTTTGTAAAACAACTCCGAATATGTTTCACGCCACTCTTTTGCCAACTTCCTCTTGCTCGGTTTACTAATGCAAGCGAGGGCACGTTGCATTTCCTTCCTGAGTTTCACACGAGATGCGTACAACTGCTGTTGCATATCCTTCTGCAAATCCATACCCATATGCCTCTGCTACCAATTTATTCTTCTCTCTCTGCACCTGGACAAGACTCTCCCACAAGACACGACACCGTGCCCTCAGTTCGTCTTCTTCTTCCCAGAGCAGATTACCCAACGTCTTCCCCCATAAACCTCAGCAGCACCCTACAGGCCAGCCTGATGTCCTCCAGCTCCATGTAAGCCTCGCAGTCACTCATGGTGTCTTTCAACCTCCAAACCATGTACTGGTCCAACAGATCAGTTGCCGTGATCTTGTGGCTGCCCACCAGGGTGAACTCCTCGTGAGCCAATGCCTTTACCTTGCCACCATTCATTACGCTACCCTCCAGACGTGCAATGTGTTCCCGTTACTCTTACAAGTGAACTTGTACCCCAAGCGTTTACCAGCCCTGTAGTTGGCGTTGTATACCTTGTCCCGATATTCCACAGGCACAGCAAACGAGTCCCCCACGTCCATCTCCTCATAGGGGTAATCAAAGATTACTTTTGGACTAGGCATCTCTACACCTTTTACTATCTCTATTCTTTGCATACTCTACACCTCGTCAGATAACCCTGAGTATACATAAAAAAAGAGGCTATGCAAGTACACACTCACATAGCCTCAACCCCTAAGTGGCAACTGCGGGGAAAACACATATTCTGTCCAACGCTACGCATTGTCGAAAAACCATGTGTTTAGGAAAACACATAATTTTTTTGGGGTGGGCGAGAAGTGGGGGTCACGCATACAGCACCCTCCGACCCCATCGGTTGCCCTCCACCACCTAGCATTGTGTGAGTGAGTGCTTACCTACCCAATCCCATAACTTAACATAACACTGCTCGTATCAAATAGCACTATGGCTGCAACAGGCAGCAGCTGCATCGAGCTGGACCGTGTCCCATCTTAGGTGGGCCATCGAGGTCATGACGTGTAGGCCATGCACCAGGTCACCCACCTACCCGTATCTAGTCAATAAGATAACGAGGTGTGGAAACCCCCCAGGCAAAGTAGCAGCCCACCTATTGCATACCCTATTACATATATAAGCCACACACCAGGTATTGATTGACTTGTACATCTCCCCATTAAATACATATTATACATACTACAAAAATAATTGTACATTTACATAACTTTACTAGACTTTATACTTGACAACTCGTCAACTAACCATATAATTGATTCTACATATTGACCATATGTAACTTTCAATCCTAACTCGAAAGGCTTTTATCATGACAACAGGAACTCAAACAACTATCGGCTGGTC